GCCAGACGGCGATTGCCACCTGAGATATTGCCAACCGCACCGGGGTAGCGTTTCAGCTTGCCCATCGGCATCGAACCATGACCGCTCCAACTGGTGACATGCTCACTCAGGCTGTCACCAGCGTTGTTACCGAAGGCGTTAACCTCATTTTTGAATGTGGTCATTTAAGTTTGCCTTTCGTTTTGACCGGCTTTTTGGACGGTACCGCGAAAGCCAGTATAAACGGCTGTCCCGGCTGGAACAAGCCGGAACGCTTGGCTAGAAAGTAAGTTTCCATGTTGGGCGCGTATTCAGCCCTTTCGGGTAACCGGGGCTTGGCCCTTTTTTCTTTGGGCATTGTAAATCCTCGCTGCTTTCTTCTTCGCGGCTTTGTCCTTCAGACCTTGCTGCTTGAACTTGTCGCGCATCGCTTCGTACTTAGCTGGCATCATTTTGCTCCCAACTTGCTAATAAACTCTGCCAATACTAGCGGCGGCGTGCCTTCGATGGCGCGGATGCGGTTCTCGTGATTGAACAATACCTGATCCTCGGGGCTCGGCGGCGGCGGTGGTGGCGGCGGGGGCTCGACGTAAGGGTCGGGCACACCACCATCGGCCAGCCAGTTCTGGTACTCAACCCAATCGCGGTTGGCGGGATCGTTGGGGATGCAGGCGCCGTCTGCGGTACGGATCACGCTGTCGGTTGCGGTGAGTTGATAGTCTGCCATCTAGAGCCTCGCATTCGCCGTCCAAGTTGCTCCAAGGCTGACAGCGCCTGTTGCTGTCGCTTGTACGGTCATTCTGCATCCGTCAGTAGCAGCGGTGTCTACAGCAAGAACCGTCGCGTTAGTGACCGCTACTGGCAATGCACTGAGGGTCGGTAATGCTCTTTTCATCGCGCGAAAGGTTACCTGTACACCGAGATAACCGCTCGCAGCCATGTAACTGATAAAGTTCTGCGTTCCCTTTTCATAGTACCGCATGCACAGCGCCAACTCACTGGCGTAATCCGGCACCATGAACGGCGGCGCCACGGCACCCTCGTAGAGCCCGACGTCGAACAGTTCGAACGTGTTGCCGTTAGTACCAAATAAATTGAATTGATTTGGTGAAGCAGTAATGCCGCTGCTCTGCCATGATCCGGCTGTTTGTTGATAATTGGTTCCAGCCATCAAAGCCCAGCGAACAACTAAGCCTGTGGTGTTGTCTGCTACCCATGTACCGGCTACATCGCCGGGGATGGTTACAGTTTTAACTGTATCGGTGTTTGCTTCGCCAGCCGCTACAACATACTCAGCAACATAACTCCGGGGCGCGCCAGCGATATTGACAAACGCAATACAGTAGGTTCCGGCGGGAGCCTTGACACCAATTTGTAAAGTAGTGGTTTTGGCGGCGGCTGACCCGTAACGCAAATCAGCTACCCGCAACCCTTCTAGTCTGTCTTCCAACCAAATAAGATCATTTGCTGCAACCGTGTGGGCTGCTGTTACGGTTACGCGCAACCTGTTTGGAGAACCTGCCGGAGTAGGGCTTGCTACTTGTTGCGCGGTATATGAGCCGATACCGCTAAGTGAAATTTGATCAACAGCATAATATCCGTTGGCCGTCCCTGCCGTCGCGCCGTTCTCCTGCGAAACCATCATCGCGCCGTTGATGATGTAATTTTTTTTCAGGCTCCCGATGTTGCTGCGGCCCTGCGCCATCTGGTTGATGGTCAGACCCTGCGGCATGTCGTACCTGACAGCGCCGATGCCGGTTTGGGTCGGCGTCGTCCACTTCTCGCCGTCCCAGCTATAGACCGGCACCCCGGCCAGCGGTGGCTGCGGATATTTCTGGCCGACAGTCGGCGCGCTCGGGAAATCCAGCATCACAGCCTCGCGTCGATTGAAAATTGCGCGTCGATTGGCGCACTCGGAGCAGTAACCTGACGCAGGCCATCCCACGGCGAATAAGAAAGCGGACCTACTGTTCCCCCATTGAGACTTCCTTGTATCAAAGTGACTGTAGGAGCCGCCCGTTTGGTCGCTTTGAACCAGGATGTATTATTATAAATGCCTGTAGTTGGAGCCATCGTCATGCCGATTTTTTCATAATAGCGGTAGCACGTGATCAGCTCCTGATCGTAGGGCCGCATGATCAGCGGCGCACGGGCCTGCGACGGCAGCTCAAGCCCCGGCAATACAATCAGCCCTGTAATGCTAAAGCGATTTGCCACGTTGGCGGCGCCGTTGAATGCCCCCGTAGGGCCGAAAGCATTGGCAGCCAGCCAACTACCGGGCGCAGCCTGGAAACTGGTGCCGCACATCACGGTAAAGCACAGATATATTCCCGCGCCATTCGTTGCATTCCACGTACCCGCGGTATCGCCGGGGATCGTGAGTGTTACCCACTGCCATGTGTTGGCAGGAAGTGTGAAGGAAAACACATAGGACCGGGCACCCGTAGCATTCCGCACTGCGCCGGAGTAGGTACCGCCGACAGGAGCTAAAGCCCAGAAGCCTATCGATATCGGCTGTGCGTTTGCCGCGCCCCATCCGAGCCGCGCGATACGATAGCCTTCAATGACATTGGCACAGAAAAGATAATCTCCCGCAGCGGGAGCGGTATTAGCTACGTTGAGCCATAATGCGACAGCGTTTGCGTATCCGGGTAGACCGGGGCTGCTGGCCCCTTGCCACGAAATAGACTGCGCGCCGACAGACTGGACCGTCCAACCATCCGCAATATATTTAACGATAGTCGTTCCGCCGGCGCCGCCATATATCTGGGTGGTGCCGTTCTCCTGACTGACATCACAATTGCCGTTAATCTGCAGGCCGTTGTAGGCCATGGCGTCGAATGGCGCGGCGTAGATGTTCTGACGCACCTGCTGCTGCTGCGGCGCCGTCAGCGCCTGCGCGGTGTCGTAGCGCACGCCCTGCGAGGTCTGCAAAAACGTCGTCAGGTCCGGCTGCGGGGCGGCGATCACCCATTGCGTCGAGCTGCCGTCATTGTATCTGACGAACAATAAACCGGTGTCGCTTTCGAACCACATCGAGTTGTCGGCGGCGCCGGCCGGCGGAGTGTCCGATACGTACACCGCCGAGCCACCGCCGGATGCTATCGGATGCACGTGGTCTTCGCGCGCGTACTTGACCGAAGTGCCGACCGCGCCGGTGCCGCTCTCGATGACCGGCACTGCAGTTGCGGGAACGGGAACGGATGCGCTCGACGCATATCCCTGTGACTTGACGAACGCCGTCGTTGCAATCGAAGTGTCGTTGTCTGCGGTTGCCGGCGTCGGCGCCTGCGGATCGCCAGTGAAAACCGGCGAGGCAATCCGGGCCAACGCAGCAACCGCAACGCCGCCATCTTTGATGACCGTGCCGGTGGTGCCGTTGAACACCGCGATGTTGTTGTCGGCGGCGCTGGCGGGACCGTTGACGTTGCCGGTGCCGGTGCCGCTAGAACCGGGCGGTCCCGCTGGGCCTGCCGGACCCTGCGGTCCTGCCGGTCCAGCCGCGCCCGGTGGTCCCGGCACTGTCGAAGCCGCGCCTGTCGGACCCTGCGGACCTTGCGGACCGGTAGCACCCGGTGGTCCCGGCACTGTCGAAGCCGCGCCTGTCGAGCCCTGCGGTCCCTGCGGTCCCTGTACGCCTGTCGGACCTTGCGGTCCCTGTACGCCTGTCGGACCTTGCGGTCCTGTCGGACCCGGATCACCCTTTGGTCCGATAATGATGGGACCTTCAACCATTTCCACTGTCGAAGGATCAAAATGCACATCGACAGCAGCCACCTTTGAAGGATCAAAATGCACATCAATGGTGGTAATTTGGTTCATTTTATCCGCGCCAACTGAGGTGCAACTTTGAAATAAGTAACGTCCTGCGTTACAATCACATTACCTTTCAGGATGGTAAAAATATCTCCACTGGGATAAGCCAGCTGCAAATCCCAGACACCTACCGCTGGCAAGCTTTCACTTTGCGATGAAGTCAGCACCATATTGATGGTATTTGGCAATGCTACAGTACAAGTTAGCGCCTGTTCGTAATTACCACCAAGTGCTTTATCTCGTATCAAAGCATTAACTTGCACTCCGGTAAGATCAGCCGGTTGGGTCCTCGCAACGTCGGTCCATAGATTGAATTGCCAACGCCCAGTATCGCCCCGGTAGATATTGAGATTGCTGCTTCCGGGGAGCATGACAATTACACCCCAACATAATTGACAGTCACTACGTCAGCGATAGCAGTCAGAACTGTAATCTGGTTTGCCGTGAGAGAAACGTTGGAAAACGTTGCTGTCTGTCCTTGCTGGTAAACCACAGCAGCACCAGTGCCGTACGAAATTGCAACGCCGGTTGCTGACGTTACAATAGTGAACATGATTTCAGTAAACGAAGTAGTAAGACCGCACAATGTCAGCAACGTTGCTGTCGATGTAGTGCCAGCCTTACTGGCCATTGTAGCGCTACCGGATTTTGCTCCGGTAGTCGTAACTGTAGTTTCTTCAGCAGAATAAAACCGCGACTGCCCTATCTTGGCAGCCGCAGCCATTCTCGAATTTGGAAATTGATTTAGAAGATCGATGCCAGCCATAGATTATGCCTTCGCGGCAGGAATGGGACCGGTAGCTGGGACAGGTGCTTTGGTATCAGCCGCGAGAAGACCGGGCACGAATGTGCTGCTAGCGCCACGGAAATGCCTCGCAGGATTAAAAGCAACTTTGGCGACAAAACCAGCGGCTGTCGGATCGTTACCAATTTCTTCGCCGCTGCCGAGCACACGCAACGGCAGTGTAGCCGTTAAGGCGATAGCTGGATTAAGCGAAACACCGGAAGTACCAAACCGCGCCGATTGTTGACCGGCATTGGCCTGCACGTCGGCACCGGAGAGCAGATTGAGATTGAATGCGGTACCGGGCACAGTCGGCACCGTAATATAGCTTTCAACAAACGGGTCTGTTTCCACAGCCAGCCATGCTTCAGTCGAAGCTGGAACGTACTGAAAACCGTTTTTGGCCATGTACAACGTAATTGGACCGAAGCCGACAACAACACCGACAATCAGCGATGTCGTATCGCCGGGCACCCATCGGGTGACATTCGGCGCAATGGACTGGTTACCAAGTCCAGAACCACCACCGCCGCCAATCACCACCGACGCGGAAGGCGCTGAAATATTAGCAGGCAGATCGCCGCCACCTTGAATGCCAATGGTTGCACTGGCAGCCACAACGATGTCGCCACGGAAGATCGCAGCCGCGTTGGCAGCCGGAACGTGAAAAATCCTGACCGAAGCATGATGGGGGTCGCCACTGCCAAGGCTGACAGGCACCAGACCGGAATAATGCCGGAAACCCCCGCCGAGGGTACCCGCGTTAAGGAAGCTGACCATTTCGGTTCCCTTTCTTGGGGTTAATGGTACCGCGACTTTAAACCGTATCCGTGTATACACAAAGCGCTATTTTTAGCCTCTTGACGGTACCGTGAAAAGGTATATAGTAACGATATCGCAATCAAAAAACTGAAGGTCACCACAATGAAACCGATGGAAACCTACGATGTGCTGTGCGACGCTTTTAACTTCTTCAACAAGGAGTTATTCAAAGGCAAGCTGTCAGACAGCCTGATCCTGCTGCATCGTCACCGTCACGCTTATGGCTACTTCTGCGCTGACCGGTTTGCCAAGAATGGCAGCAAAACCACCGTCCACGAAATCGCGCTCAACCCGTCGCATATCCGCGAGCGCAAGCCTCGTGAGACGTTCGCCACGCTGGCGCATGAGATGGTGCACCAGCTTCAGCAGGAGCATGGCAAGCCGCCCAAGAATGCCTATCACAACCGGCAGTGGGCGGCGATGATGAAAGAAATCGGATTGTACCCCAGCGATACCGCAAAACCCGGCGGTGCCGAGACCGGGCGCTATGTCAGCCACTACATCGTCAAAGATGGTCCGTTTGAAACTGCTTTTGAAAAGTTCCAGAAAAATAACGACATGGAATTGTTTGGCGACGTCATTACTGCCAGCAAAAAGGAGAAAGGCAAAACCTCGAAATTCAAGTTCGTCTGTCCGGAGTGCGGCCAGAATGCATGGGCAAAAGTCACCGCAAAGCTAATCTGCGGTGACTGTGAAGAAGCGATGGAAGAAGCTTAAGTCTTCGGATGCGGTGTCGGGGCCGCTGGGGCTGCCGGAGTTACCGGAGCTACTGGCGGCTTCGCAGCAGCACTTTCAGACATCGCAGCTTCGACCGCCGCAACGACCTGATCAATCTTTTTCACTAACTCCGATTTGGGGTCAGAACCGGCCTTCACTGCTTCAACCTGTTCCTTCAACCTGCGTATCAATGCATCTTTAGGCTTTTCTGCGGAAGGTTCTTTTGGTGTATCAGGCATGCTGGATACGGCATCATTAACGATCTGATTGACCCTTTCGACAACAATTGGATCAGCCTTGTCGTCCTTGCCAAACATTTCGTTGATTTTCACGCTCAGCTTCTGTTTCAACGCAGCTTTATCAACAGGTTTTTCAACAGGCTTAGTGGTAGTGGTATCTGTCATGTCACTCTCCCTAATCAACGTAGTCTTCAAGTATTTTGACCGGCATCGGTTCCGCTTTCTGAACCCACGAACTGGTTTCCTGCCGCAGTGCGACACGAGCTACATCTACACCACGCCCGGTCGCCATCAGATATTCTTCGTAAGTATGCTGTCGCTTGTTGTCAGCTATTTCGTAGTCGCGTTCGTTATCTTTCTTAAATATATCAGCTTCTGCAATTGTCCAACTGGCTATCCCGGCTGCCGCCTTGTCGGTGTGACCGGCAGCAATCGCTTCCAAGAACAAAACGCTTGGAAACTTCATCGGACCTTGTGAGAAAGGATTGACGGTCATGAACTACATTGCCGCTCTCATTATTGAAATGATGTCCATGCTTATCATCATGGCAGTTTCAGTATGGATCATGGTGCAGCCTCATCACTCTGCAACATATTCACCCCCTGCGTTACAGCAGGACCAGCAAGAGAAGATGACGCATTTACATAACGCTGCCTAGTTTTAGCCGACACTTCGCGTTTTATTAAATCAGCAAATGTTGCAGTTTTGCCCGCTGCTCTTTCCAGCATATGCTGTTGCAACAAGTGAAGTCCCCTGACCGCACCAATGGTACCTGCGGCAATCGGACCAACTCCCGGTATGTGCGCTATTGCGTAAGAAGCAGCAGCCCATCCTCCGGTTTTAAGACGTTCTCCAGTTTTGTTATGCAACGCAACTAGCGCATTCATCATACGTTGCGCAGCAGGATCAGGGGTTTTACCCATTAGTTTATTAAATGCAGCCAGTGCTTCGCGTCCATCGTCACCACCTTGAGCAATCGTCTTAACGATATCCTTGCCTCCAGCTATTTTTGCTTCACGATACGCTTTGTCTGCTTCGTCAAGATTTTGCATCACGGCTTTAGCTCTATCCGGCGGTAGCAAACTCTCAGCAATATGCTGTTGCTGATCGCGAACCTTATCAGCCATAGCACGGTAAGCTTTCATATCTTCTTTTTGATTAGCATATGATGGCGCAGCTTCTGCTTTGCGTTCTTTATCCAACAAACTTGCACGCGCATCAATTTGATTATTCCACACCTCTTTCCAAGTTTTCGGAACAACTGGTACCGGTCCATTTCCAGTTGTCATTATTTTCTTGGCAGTAACTGCATCAGCCCTAAATCTTTCCGGTACCGCAGCACTACCAACAATCGCTTCCGGATCATGCTTGAACTGCGGAGCATTCGCAGCACTTGGTTTTGGCGCTTCAGCAATTTGCTGTCGAATAGGATCATACTGTTCACGACCAATTTTTGCTTCCGCAACAGCACCCGGACGCTGCGTCAACACTTCGCCTGTTGTCTTCGGTATTCCTCCTGCGGCGATAGTTGCTTCAGTCTGTTTATAATTATAAGCCACTGTATCCGGGTCCTGATGCAACTTTTTGACGCTTGCCTCAGCTTGCTGCCAAACTGGATTATCAATCATCTTGCCGCCCGGACCGGCAATCTTTGCTTCTTGCGTTGCCAATATCTTGCCAGCAGCCAACAATTCGGATTTTCCGGATGTCGAAAGTGAATTCCATACCTGATGACCCAAGCCAAGGCCGCGCCCGAAGGCTTCACCGAATACGCCTTCTGCCATCCCTTTCATGCCAGCGTCAAATATCTGACCAGCATCACCGCCTTCATACCATTGTTTGGCAGCTGGAATTGCAGTGCTGCCTGCGACACGCGCAGCAGTCGCTACTGGTCCCATACCGGGAACGTTAGTTACTGCTCCTCTAACTCCTCCCCACCCTGCTGCTTCAGCGTAGCCGCGAGGAGTTTGTTGTTCCGGCGTACCTGTAAAGTAATTTTCAATACCGCCACCAATCGTACCGCCAATTGCACCACCAGCAACCGTACCGACACCCGGTAGGGCTGAACCTATCACGCCACCGGCAGCGCCACCAAGCGCAGGTGCGAGATGAGCAGCTGAACGAGTTGCCTGTGCTGCTCGTTCGTTCATAACTTGCTGTCTTGTCGCAGTTTCCTGAGTTGTCTGACGCACGCCAGCTTGGTAGTTGGCTAATGCTTGTTCGCGAGTTGTCGGATTTGGATAAGGCATCACAGCAGGCTGCGATACGGCAAGAGACGTACTGCCAGCACCATCCCCGCTCATTGCTGCCTTGGTATTGGCCAGACGTTGAGCCCAACGGTTCGCCTGTTCTTCAGTGCCCGGTCCTTTGTAACCTTGCGGTCTTTCCATTCGAATTTGAACACGTGTCAAATCTTCTGCACTCGCATTCGGATCAGAAAGCACTTTCGCGATAAACGGATCGCTATCTGCTGCTTTCGACATTTCCCTGACAAAGAATGAAGTTTGTACATTGACTGGAATTTTCTGATCAGGTTTTCCGGTTACCGGCACACCAGCAAACTGCTGCATTGCCGACAAACGACCACCGTTGTCGTTATGACCAAACAATCCATAACCGATGTAATTTCCATTCTTATCCTTATCGTGAAGCGTATCCGGCTGAAAATTACTTTCACTGTGCGCCGAACTGGTAGCTACAATGGCCGAATTGTTGGCAATAACCGGATTATTGCTGACATTCTGCGCAGTCTGACCAGCAACACCAAAAACAGTTCGCGCATTAGGATGAGCGGCAACATGAGCCGGAAAACCGTTACTCGGCACACCTTGTGAAAAAGTCCCGCCGGGTCTGACACCCTGCGGAGCAGCAACAGGTGGAGGTGGTTGCACAATGCCAGTCCCCGGTCCACCGGGTTGCTGCGGCGTCGGAACGCTAGGCGGAACAGGCGCAGGAGCAGGTACATTACCAACACCTGCTCCCCATGAACTGGGAAGCGCAGCAGGAGCGACAACAGTAGGAGCAGGAGCGGCAGCAGTAGCCTGCTGAAGTACGTTCAGCGGCCCAGATGGTTGTGCTCTGGCACCGGGAGCAGTTACGACAGCAGAAGCAGGCCGCTTAACTACATCCCACGGTGCAGGCGGTCGTTCCGCTGCCTGCGCCGAAGAAATACCCAGCACATTGGATGCTACGTTGCCTATCGTGTCGGACAGGCTCGATCTGGGACCAGGGAGAGGACCGGGAGCAGCCATGGCGGGCGCTGGCGTGAAAGGAACAGGTGCGGCACCGGTAGCAGGAAATGCACCGCCAGCAGGCACTACCGGGGCAGCAGGCGCAGCCGTTACAGGCGCAGCCGGTGCTACGCCTCCATACTGCCCTGCGCGCGGATTGTAGGGCAGTGGCGTGCCTGCACGTACGCCACCGCCGCCCGCCGGAGGAGTAGCAGGGGGGCTTGCCGGGGGCGGCGGTACGCTGCCGCCGCTAGGTGCGACTGGAGCGGCGGAAGGAGGAGGGTTAGCCAGTTCCGGGGTCAATCCCGGCAATGCCGAAAGCGGTATTGGATTGACCGAAGCACCCGGTACGCTTCTTCCAGCCACACCGCGATCCAGATATATCCGGTCGTGATCGCGAACTATTGCCGGTAACTGCGATCTATAAAGTTTTTCGGTATCGCGGCCATAAGCATGCGCACCTTTAAGCGTATCTTGCAATTCTGGTTCTAGACCGCTCTGATCCAGTCGTCCACCGTATGAACCGATATGTTCTGCTACGCCGTTAAGTCGTGTGGAAATATCTTTAATGTTGTAGTCCTTGAGAAAATCCAGAACGTAGCGAATTTGTCCCTGCGTCAATTTGGAAAGATATGGAGACATTTCTCCGGTAATAACGCCTTTGCCGCCAGCATAAGCTCCTATCAGCTTATCCAGACCTTCCTGAACCGGACCGCGTTTTGCCAGTTCGATTTTCATCAATTGACCGTTAGCACCGCCAGCGCCACCGCGCATCGCAGCCGCAAAACCTTCGGCAATGGCCTGCTGAACATTCGGATTAGTGTTAATAAGTTTCTGGTCTGCGCCAATCAATGGTTTGCCGTCGCTGCCGGTCGTCGCCATTTTATAGGTGCGAAGAAACGAGACAGTTTTCTCGCGTTCCGTTTTAGGATACGCGGTTTCTAGTTCTTTGCCGATTGTTTCTCGTTCTTTAGGTCCGTAATTACCCCACGTACCTTCCTTACCTTTGTCTGCACCAAACAATCGTAGATCATTCGAACCATAAACATCAGCAACGCCATTAACACCGTAACCAAGATGAACTTTTGCAGTTGTTCCCGGCATTACTTCGCCGTTGGACATCCGCATGTTCTCGGTCTGAGTTTTCGACATATCCTTGTCAGTTTGATCGGTAAAATCGGTATATTGAGCGCGTTGTTGTTGATATCTGCTGATTGCTATGCCCGCGCGTCGCCCAGCTTCATCGCGTTGCGCACGCTGTGCCTGCCATTCTCCTAATGATCTGGGAATATTGAAGCCGATACCGCTTAATGGATGTTGAGGGTCGGTCAATTCGTTGCGAATTTCATTGTATTCTTTGTCTGTCGTAGCGCTATCAAGCCTGTCTTTGATCTGCAAACCTTGTTTATGTTGACTTTCCATCGCAGCAACCATGTCGGGCTGATAAGCTGCCACAAGGTCTTTCTGACCACGCGCTACCAAAGCATCCATGGCAGTTTGATCGCCGCCACGCATCCTGTTAACCAGATTTTCCACCACGGTATCGTTGGTCTGCGTCCATGTCTGCTGATTACGCGGAATGCCGGAATTATCCGCCTTCATCTGGTTGTTTTTCTGCTCCTGCAACTGCTTGTCGATCTGATCGATCTGCTGATATTTTTGAGCAGCTTCCGCAGCATCTTTCTTGGTACTTTCACCAAACCAGAATTTGCGCATCGGGTTATTGGCTGCGTTCAGCGCCCTGTCAGCTTCTCCTTTCAATATTCCTCTGGCAGTTTCCAGCGGGTTCATGTTGGGATCGACAGCCGGATACATGGTCTGGTTGCTACCAAACGGACCGGTCCCGGTGCCCGGTATCGGTCGCACCCCTGACGGAGCAGGTTGGGTCTGATAAGGCGATACCGACCCTATGTTTGGCTGCCCTTGCGCCTGCGGTGACGTTGTTTGCGCCGTCTGCACCATCGGCGCAATTGAACCTTGCGAAATAACCGGCTGCCCTCTCTGCGGATTTATCACCAGATTTGCAGGATTAGGCGGTGCCAGATTAACCGGCTGCCCCGGCGCTGGCGCGATTGGAGCTACTGTCGAGCCGGTAACATCCTGTGTAGTTGAAACCGGTTGCAGCAAGGCAAATGCTGTCTGGGGAAAAGTCCCTCCGGTTGCCGCAGTCGGGACAGATCGCACCAGCCTTGAAGGATCAAGACCGCTGCTTGGCGACAGATTAACTGTATCGAGGCCAATGTCGGCACCAGTTACATCGTCGTCCATGACTTTTCCTTGGTACCAGTCAAAAACTGGTACCTAGATATCATTTTGTTGCCGTTTCGTCCACGGGGTAGAC